GAGAATAACCCAGGGCTTGCAGAAGTTCTAGGTGAGTTCGCAGTATTAGAAACTGAGCTAGGACGCAGACCAACCCTAAACGAGCTAACCGAGCATATGGAAAGGAAGCTAGGCGATGAGTAAAACACTAGCTACATTTACTATTGCTGTAATGATTGCCAACATTGTAATCACAGTACTAATATTCAATAAATTATTTTAAGCTAATGAGACAAGCAATGACTGACCTACAACAACAGTAGGAGAGTCTGGTATAATAAAAGCATGAGCAAAATTATTGGAGAAAACTAGTGGCAACAGATAAACAAAAAAGAGCAGTTGACATTATGGTGGAAAATGGCGGAAATGCTTCTAAGGCAATGAGGGAGGCAGGATACTCTCCACAAACAGCAAAAACACCTAAGAAATTAACAAGCACTAAGGGGTATCAAGAGATACTAGAAGAATACGGATTGACAGAGTCACTGATAGTTACGTCTTTAGTGAAAGATATAAACACTAAGGAAGGTAACAGAGTAACTGAACTAACACTTGGTGCGAAGATAAGAGGTATGCTTACAGACCGCACAGACATCACAACCGGTGGCGCACCTATTGCCCCTATCCTCGTAAAGTTTGTGGGAGAAGATAATAAGCAAAATAGTTGACATACCAATAGAATACAAACGCCTGTTCGACGATGACTGGCGTGAAGCAGCGGTGTATGGCGGCAGATACAGCTTAAAATCGCACACAGTCGCCCGGGCGCTATTGATACGTGGCAGACAGAAACAGATGAGGTTCGGTTGCTTTCGTGAGTACCAGAACTCTATAGCAGAATCATCACACCAACTACTCAAAGACCTCATTGACATGTACGACCTCAAAGACTACAAAGTCACTGAGAACTCTATTATCAACACGATCAACGGCACTGACTTTCTATTCAAAGGGCTACGACATAACGAGCAGTCAATCAAATCAATCGAGGGTATCGACCTAGCTTGGGTAGAAGAAGCCCAAACTATATCCAGTAACTCTATCGAAATTCTAACTCCTACTGTACGTAAGCCTGGTAGCCAAATAATATACACCTACAACCGGCTACTAGAAGAAGATGCAGTGCATAAACGCTTAGTGCTAGAGGGCAGACCAAACACTCTAATCATCAACGTCAACTACGACATAGCAGATAAGTATGGGTGGCTACCTGATGTAATCAAGAACGAGATACAAGACGACAAAGACAACCGACCAAACCTGTACAAACACAAATGGCTCGGTGAACCTAACAGCTCACAACGCAGAGTCTATAAGGGATGGAAGCAGATTGATGAAGTGCCACATGAAGCTAGGCTAGAGCGCAGAGGGCTAGACTTCGGCTTCACTAATGACCCAACAGCAGTGGTGGCTATCTACTATTACAACGGTGGCTACATACTCGACCAAGAGCTATATCGTAAAGGTATGCACAACAACCACATTGCAGCAGTCCTCAACAACCTAGACGAGCCTAATACACTAGTAGTCGGTGACAGTGCAGAACCTAAGACCATAGCCGACCTAAAAGATAACTTCAAGATAAACATAATCGGGGTTAAGAAAGCCGGTGGTGAGGACGAAATGGGTAACAAGAAGTCCTTTAAGAAGTTTGGTGTTGACTTCGTGAGCCGTAAGAAGATTAGTGTTACTAAACGCTCAAGCGACCTGTGGAATGAATACACAACCTACCTGAACAAAGAGGATAAAGAGGGCAACATACTGAATGAGCCAGAGGATGGCAACGACCACATGATGGACGCGGTACTGTACGGCTTCATGGGGTTACGCCCGAAAGAGAAGAAGAAGCACCGCAGAGCACAGCCAAACAAACTAAAGTTTCATGTAGGAGGGTAGTATGAAAAAGCTAGACATAACAGACTTTAAGGAGGAGGGCGGTGAGCTGATGGAGGCTATTCAAAACGCAGTTACTAGCACCCAAAGCATTATCATTCAAGACTACCCATCTGAAATACTTATGACACCCTGGCAGTACGAACAGCTATCATGGATAAGTGGCAATACTTATGACCTGACCGAAGCCGAAGAACGTACTATCAATACTAAGGAGTGCATGATGGAAATAAGAATAGAAGGAGTGGGAAGTGCCGAAACACGAAAAATTCAGACGAACAGTTAGTGATGGAGATACGCTGGTTCACACAACAGAGAGCTATCACGAGTCGCTGACACAGATAAAGGTAGAGCGAGAGAAGCACATTAAGACCTCTAAGCAAACAGTCCTGAAAGACCTCATAGAGTGCCTAGAGCACATAACTGACGGTCAAACGAACGAGATGACGATTAAAATTAGAGCAACTGCTGGACATCCTGACCTACTTACTAAGATATGGACAGAGAGCCGACAAACTTTCTAACCATAGCCAAAACATCAACAACTTGCTATAATATAAACAACGTAGCCACCGCACCGCTCGGACTACTCGAAGAAAAGAGTACGACCAAGTGGCATTCTTTGAACAAGATGAACTAAAAGACTTATACACAGAGGCGCAAGACGAAGCCCGCGAATGGCGCAGGGATTATGACGAGTACGAACGACTAGCAGACAACGGATTACTTGATGTACTTGATGACTCACTACCAGAAGTAAACGACGGCTCACTTGCCGCATCACTATTCAAACTACCAAAGCGCATCATCAGCTCAAAGCTAACAGGACGCGCTAAAGCCCTAGATGCAGACGATGCCTGGGTTACAGAACTCGCCAACATCTATTGGGAAAAGAAGATTATACCTAACGCCAACAGTCAAGCACCGTTTCACCGTAAGTGGAAAGATGCAGTACGCAAGGCAGCAATCTATGGCGGCCAACCAATCATCACTCTATTCGTAAACAATGGCGACTACTCCGGCTCAGACATAATCATTCCACACGCTCAAGACGTTAAGCTCGAGCCAGGTAAAGTATCAGACTTAGACAGTGATGCGATTATGTGGGATGTGTACTACACGAAGAAACAAGTACGCGATCTAATCGAACAAGCCGAAGCTGAAACCAAAGATAACCCGACAGACGGTTATAACAAGTGGGATATACCGGCACTTAAAGAAATACTCAAACAAGACGAGGAAGCTGACCGCGACCAAGAAGAAGAACACGACCAACTACAGGGCAAAGCCGTTAAGCGTGGTGGTATTCACTTCTGTATTGTATTCCAGCGTGGCGTTGAAGCACCGTTTTATATGTACCACAAGTCAACCAACACAACCCCTAGAGAGTGGACGAACCCCGACCCATCAGGCGACATACCAGTTCACTATCTATACTGCTACCAAGACTTTGTAAATCCATACGGTGTCGGCATCGTTAAGCTCGCAGGCGGCACACAGAACGTACTCGACTATATGCGTAAAGCAGATGTACTTGCGACTCAACTAGGACTTAAACCGCCTAAACTTATTGCAGGCGACGAGAACGATGTAGATGAAGAATCATTAGTATACGCAGAGGACGCTCACTGGTACGTAGGTGCAGGCGCTCAAGTAACAAGACTAGAGATGGCTAGCGGTGTCTATAACCAGCTACCAGTACGTCAAGGTATGTACAAGACCTCACTCAGCCAGTTCATACCAACAGGCGACTCAAGTATCAGCGCAGAGAGTGGCGACCCTAACTATAGTAAGACTCCAGCCGGTGTTAAGTTCCAAGCCGCAAACTTATCTATAGACGACGAGGACTTCAAAGACAACACCTACATGACATACGAAATGGTAGCTCGCTCAATGATTAACACTCAGTTTGCAAACATGCAAGGTACTGACCTAATGAAACTAAGCGATGACGAGCGAGAGAAGTTAGCTAAAGCTGGCCTAGAGTTCTATGAAGATGCAGAGGGTAAGCCAACCAACGAACTAGAGGTTATCTGGGATAATGCTCGTGCTACCTTTGACTTTGAAGTAGAGCCAGAGATAGACCAAGAAGCCGAAGATGCCAAGAAACTAGAGGGTGGACTTAAAGTACTCGAACTACGAGCATCAGACCCAACCTTTGACCAGTCTCTTATGGAAGCTGGCTACAAGTTCAACATGGGCGAACACCTAGCAGAACTCGTAAAACTTATAAGCAACAACGACAAGATTATTCAGCAAGTTGATCCGGACGAGATGGAAGTACAGCAACAGCAGATGCAAGAACAGCAAATGATGCAACAGCAACAAATGCAACAGCAACAAATGCAAGAACAGCAGATGCAACAAGAACAGATGATGCAACAGCAAATGGCTCAAGGCGCACCCCAGGGCGCACCGCAGGGCGCACCGCAACAAGGACAAGTAGACCCACAACAGGCTGAAGCTGAACAGTACGCCATTAACTTACAAGCAGTCATGCAACAGTTCGGTGTAGACGAATCA